ATTTGTTTCTAATGGAGAACTAAATGTCTTCTTTGGAATAGATATTTTCTTTAGACGAAGAATGAACTGCTCGGTTCCAATTGAAGAGAACATGTCAGCCAATGCAGTTCCGGTTTCAGGACATATAACAGCTTGAAAGAGATAACTTTTAGCAAGATCTGGTAAATTGTTTATATCACTTGTAAAAACATTCATATTATTTGAAGCCATATCAAAACCTCTCTAAATTTTCTTATATTGTATTTATAAACATAAGTTTAATTAAACTCTGTTATGTTTTTAACATTTATCTTTTTTATCAATGTCCAGTCAGTTTTTTCTTTATAAGGAAGAACAAAAATTCTCGTATCATGGTTTCCTATAAGATTTTCATCAAAATCTATCATTTTCCACATTTTTAAGCAATGCGCAATAGAATTTCTTCGTAAAAGATCTTCTTCACTAACATTTCCAAATCCGGCTTCTCCATTTTTACTTATTGTAAATTTAAAAAGCTGTTTAAAATGACATAGATATATATCACCAAAATTATTAAAAAGATGGCAAGATTGGTATAACTTTTTGTTTTTTACATCAGCAATTCCCATTCTTGATAGTGTTTCTTCTACTATTTTTTGATCTACAAGAAGAGTTATTTTAAGAAGTTCATTAATCATTGCTAAACCTCGGTTTCATCGGTTCACTCATTTTCTCTGGTGTTACTTTAGGCTTTATAATTTCTCTACTTGTAACTTTATCTGGAAATTTTTTATTATATTTTTTTAATCCAGAATTTTTTCTTGCAATGAAGGATCTTTCACGTTTTCTTTCTATTTTAGCTGTTTGCGCCTTTCTTTTTATTTTGGCTTTTCTTTGCCCCAGTTTACGCTTCATTCTCTCTTTAGCCGTTATTCTTACTTCACGTGGCTTGCCATTGCTATCATACTGAATTCTGTATTTTCCTTGTTTTGTCGTTTTTACTTTTCTTACTCGTTTGCCATTTCTAACAACCCATTTCATTTTTATTGACTCCTCTAATTTGTTCAATTCAGGGGTCTTATCTAATTCTTTATAAACATATTCTACAAACACCATATTATATTTATAAATATAATTAGAAGAGGGAAAATATGAATTTAAATTTTTTGAATCCTTTTAGTGATGAATTTCTGCAAAAACAGCCAGACCAAGAAGAGATTCGTGCTCAAACAATGCAAAATAATAGTGTGGGTGTTGATGAAGATGTAATTGATTGGTCTAGACTTGTAAATAGATATAATACAAATGACCAATTTGGACTTAATGCTGATACTAGTAATATATTGTTTGATGCTATTTTTGCAACTAAAAGACAAAGAATAAGTTTTTATAGATCAATGGCACTTTATCCGCTTTGTAAAAAAGCTATAACTATGATAACTGATGAGGCTGTATGTGAAAACTCCAAACACGAAATTGCAAAATTTGATATTAAAGAATCATTTCAGAATAAATTTACAAAAGCTGAATTTGAACAATTAAAAAAGGAATTTGATTATATAATAAATTGTGTAATCAAGAAACAGGATATTTGGAATTATTTTTATCGTTGGATTGTTGATGGGGAACAGTTCTGGGAATTATGTCCAAACGATAAAGGAAGTGCATTAGCCGGAATAAAGATTCTGCCAGCTTACTGCAGTCTTGTAGTTTATCAAGATGGTGTAGCACAGGGTTATGTAGAAGATCCAAGAATGCTTGATTTAGATTCCAAAGAAGAAATAAAAAAATTTACTCTTGAGCAGATTTCTTACTCTTCTTACGGACAATGGGGTTTGAATAGAAACGACATTAGAGGACACCTTGAAGCAGCAATAAGACCACTAAATCAGCTTAGAGCAATAGAAGATGCTCTTACAGTATATCGTATTACACGTGCTCCAGAAAAACGTATTTTCAACATATACACTGGAAGACTTCCGCCACCTCAGGTTCCTGGGTTTATGAATGATATTAAAAACAAGTATAGAAAATCATTAACAATAGATCCAACTACTGGTATGATAAATTCTTCAAAGAATGTACAGGCATTTACTGAAGATTTTTGGTTTGCAAAGGACGATCAAGGGACCGGATCTTCAGTTGAATCTTTCAAAGGTAGTACAGAATTTAATGGACAGCTTGATGATGTAAAGATGTTTCAACAACAGTTTATGGATGCTATGCAGGTTCCTAATTGCAGATGGAATGACACAGAGTCTCCAACAAATTATGCAACTACTCCAGAACAGATGCTTTCTGAAATTTCATTCCAGAAATTGTGTAAGAGATTGGCACAAAAATTTGCAGATGAACTTATTCTTCATACATTTATTCAACAACTTAGACTTCGTGACTATGATAAAAAATATCTTGATAGTTCTGTATATAATATAACATTGAATGGCGCTAATGATTTTCAGAAACTTCGTGAACTGGCTCATGCTGAAAAAGTTGGCGGATTGATAGGAACTTTTTCTCAATTTTTGCCAACACTTACTAATTCAAAGGATTCATCTGAAGATTTACAACCCATTTTTTCTAAACAATATTTTATGGAAAAAATTCTTTGTATGACATCTGATGATATTTTGCTTAATCAAAAATTATTAGATGAAGAAAAGAAGAAACTTATAGATAAAGCTAATGCAGCAAAAGATGAATCTGCACCAGAAGATACTGATGAATCAGAACAAGGTGATGATTTAGGTTTTTAAAGAATAATAGAAATAAATAAGATATACAGAAATGATGTTTTTATAAATACAATATAATTTTCATATGAATTCAGGATTTTTTATATCCTGAATTTTTGTTATATTTGTAATATCAAAGTAGGTTTATATGAAAGAACAAAAAGAAATTAAAGAAGGATATGTAAATAATGCCGAATTAAAGAAATTGATAAGTCGTTATAACGAACTTAACATTGATGATACAGGTGAATGGATTTCACGATATATTACAAAAATGAATAAGAAAAAAGATCTTAAAAGTATTACTGATGAAAAATTTGAGCTTTCTATTGATTTTATAAAAAATAAAAGAAAGCAACTTAATGAATTGCATGATAAATATTCAAAAATGACAGATGCAGAAAAAATATGTCTTCAAGATGAACTTACAGCAATACGAAATCTTTTATTTATGCATTTTAACAATATAATAGATGGTAGAATTAATTCTTTACGTATAAAAGCTAAGATAAATGATCTTGGTGAAATACACGATATAGCGTACAATGCTTTATTAGCAATTTTTAAATATATAAATAGATTTGATGCAACTAGATGTACTTCCGCTTTTTCTTATGTGACACAAATGGCAAATAATTCTATTATTCATGATCTTAATCAGTGGCAAGATAGAAAAGAAAGAATGGTGACGGGGCTTGATTATTTTGAGAATATTAATACCGAAGATGATCCAAGTGATATGAAAAATAATACATTTGATAAATTCATTCAGTGAACTTATATATAGAAATAGGAGAATTAGAATGACCTTTACTCAATATGTAGACATGGTAATGAATAAAACATCAAGTGTTACACCAGATGTTCAAAGTAAAAAAATAGAAAATGAAAAAAGTATTGAGCAAATAACTGCACAAGCTAATCCAAAAGTATGGACTGGAAAAGTTGTAAAGAATATAAAATATATTATATTTGATGGAAAATTTTTAAATGCGGATAATCTTAAGAAAGAAATTTCAGATTTGTATGTAAGTAAAGGATTTGGTAATTTTGGATTTTCTAAACTTTCTGTTGAAGAATTAGTTAGATATGAAACAGTTAAAGAAATAATGAAAAAAATATTTAAAAGTGAAATTACTGATGAGGTTAAGGCTTCTGATGTAGCAAAATTACTTTTTGATAGAGAAATCAAGGATTACGTTTAAAATTTTATAAAGGAAATGTGATATGAACAAGCATAAGTTTTGTGTTATTCAACCGTTAATTGGTGGAATGGCTTTAGCGGCTGAAGAAGCCTTTGGACAATCTCCTGAGTTTGTCATTGATTATCAAGGAATTGCTAATTCTGAATTATATTTGAATTATCAAAAAGAAAAAAGAAATAAGTCAATTCCTCATTTTATATTTAATGGCAATTTTATTTCTAAGGTACAAGATTTTGAAACTGAAGAAATGAAAAATGAATTTGATAAACTTAATAAAAATATAGATGTTGTTGTAGCCGTTCCTGTATGTTCAGGACTTTCTGGCGCAAATTCTACAGGAAAGGAAGAACACAAGGCAGGTTCTGAGGCTGTACAAAATAATAATCAGTTAGGAATTTTGGAATTTGTCATTTCTAAAATAAAGCCCAAGGTTTATATTTACGAAAATGCTCCAGGGCTTTATACAAACATGGGAACAGGATTAAGAGAAAAGATTGTTTCCGTCGCCAAAGCTGCTGGTTACAATATTCAATTCAATAAGGTCAATACGATAAATTATGGTCTTCCACAATCAAGACAGAGAACTTTCTGTATTTTGTGGAGAAAAGATGTATTTGCCACAGTTCCAAAGTTTCCTTTTGAACGCCTTCCACGTCAAACCTTGCTGGAATTTTTTAAAACGTCTCCAGATGAACCTAATGAGGCCCAGTTAAGGGAAGAGTTTGAAAAGCGTCCGTTCATAAATTATCTAAAAGCCCACTATGGTAACAGAGATTCTTGGCTTGAGGAATTTTTTAAAGACGAGGATAATACATTCGAATTGTTGGAAAAGTATGACGAATATGACATGGCTCTTGATGTATGTACAAAGATAAATCCAAAAATTTCAAAATATATAGATCATATTAAGAAGAAACTTGCTATGGGCAAAG